GAACGCTTCGAGGATGGAGCGGAGGTGGATTTCCAGGTTGTCTATGCCGATACGGGGACCACTACGGAAAACTTCACCGGGTTCGTCTCCGGGTATGGGACGAAACTTTCCGTTGATGGTGTAGTCACGGCAAGCGTGACGATCAGAAAGAAGGGGGTCACTACATGGGCATGACCCTAACAAGGGACATGATTCTTGAGGCGGCGGACCTCAAGCGCGAGCTGGTCAACGTACCTGAATGGGGCGGGGATGTGTATGTGAGTTCGTTCACCGGCACGGAGCGGGACGCATTTGAGGCGAAACTCGCGGAAGGCAAGGGCGCGATGAAAAACATCCGCGCCTTACTTGTGGCTTACTGCGCCGTAGATGAGCATGGGAACAGGATATTCCAGGACAAGGACGCGGAAGTCCTCGGCAGGAAATCCGCAATCGCGCTGAATCGTGTATTCGAGGTTGCGATGCGCCTGAACGGAATAGGCGCGAAGGAAGTTTCGGACATGGAAAAAAACTCCGAACCCGAGACGAGCGACGTTTCTATTTCCGATTAGCGCTCGCTCTCGGGATGACAGTACGAGAGATGTTGTCTCGCATAACAAGCGAAGAGTTGTCGGAGTGGATGGCATATGACCGCATCGAGCCGATAGGGGAAATACGCGGCGATGTGCGGCAGGCGATAACGTCTTCTCTGATTTACAACGCGAATCGCGGCAAGGATAGCAAGCCGCTGACTCCGGCGGACTTCATGCCATTCGTCAACGCGAAGAGGGAATAAATGGCTTCCACGACCGGAACACTGCTCATAGAGATCGGGGCGAACCTTGCCAGACTCCAGAACGACATGGGCAAGGCGGTGCACATTGTCCGCAAGGCCACCGATCAGATAACGGCTGCCTTCAGCGCGATAGGCGCAGGAGTAGGCATTGCAGGCCTCGGGGCGATGGCAAAGGAAGCGATTGACCTCGGATCGAAACTCTCCGACATGGGCAAGAAATACGGCGTATCAGCAGCGGAGCTGTCGAAACTGTCATACGGCGCGAAGATGAACGGCGTCGAACTGGAGACGTTGGGTAATTCATTCAAGTTTCTGAACAAGGCAATTGCCGAATCAGCGAACCCGACGTCCGATGCCGCGAGGGCGTTCAGCGAGTTAGGCATATCCACTGCGGAGTTGGAAAAAATGAAACCGCAGGAGGTGTTTGAACTCATCGCGGATAAGATGTCAGAGCTTAATGACGGGGCGAACAAGAGCGCGATCCAGCTCGCCATATTCGGACGTGCCGGGTTGGACATCCTGCCGATGATGGATGAAGGCGCTGCCGGCATTCGCAAGATGAAGGATGAAGCGGTAAATCTCGGAATAGCCCTTGATGAAAATACCATCAATTCGCTTGATGCCGCAGGCGACGCGATTGATCGTATGAAGATGCGGATCGTGTCGTGGACCGGCAAGGCGATCATCATGCTTGAAAAATTGTGGGAGATCCGCAAGGCCGCAAGGGCCGCATGGATGCAAAACGAACGGCCCGAATCCGCAACGGTTGGAGCGGACGCGGAAGCGATGGGCGTGTCCGCATGGGGGCCAGCGAAGAGGGACGCACGTAGTATTTCCGGCAAGACGGATACGAAGAAAACAGGGAAAGGGAAAGAGCAATTCACGTTCGCGGATCAGATGGAGACGATCCGGGCACAGTATAGCGGAGCAATTGAGGCGTTGGACGCGCTTGAGAAGGCGGAAGCCGAATATTGGGCGCCGCAGAAACAACAGGCGGAGGAATTTGCGGCGGCGTTCGGCGCGATGACGCAGGAGAGGATAGACGGCATCGAAAGCATCGCCAGCATGGACGCGGAGGCGACGAAGCGGAGCATTGAGCAGCAGCAGGAGTGGAACGCCGTATATCAGCAGTCGGTTGAATTGTCCGATATGTACCGGACTGCGTGGCTCGATGCAAATCTTGCAATTGTCGATTCGATGCGTCAGTTATACGGCGGGCTTCAGGGTTGGATGTCCTCAACCATCCAAGGCATCGTCGAAGGCACTCTTACCGCGAAAGACGCGGTAAAGGGACTTGGAACGATGCTGTTGTCGATTATTTCCGATTACGTCGCCAAGTGGGTTGTATCAAGACTTTTCATGGCCGCGTTCGAGAAGGCGGCAGCCGTTGAGCAGATAGCGGTATCGGTAGCAACGGGTTCCGCGGTCGCCGCAGCGTGGGCGCCGGCAGCGGCCTTGGCATCGCTTGCGACGTTCGGCGGCAACGCCGCTCCGGCGATGGCAGGATTATCGTCTACGGTAGCACTTGCCAAGGTGCTATCTATTCCGGCCCTCGCAGAGGGCGGCGTTGTAAGCAGTCCGACAATCGCACTCGTCGGGGAGAAGGGGCCTGAAAAAATAACTCCGCTTGATGAGTCCGGACCTGGAGTAATCCAGCTGATGCTCGATGGGGACATGCTCGCAACGTGGATCAACCGGAACGCCGGTAGGTACGGGCGTATCCAATTGGTGCCCGCATAATGGCTATCAGATTGTTTTATGACAACGTGGTGGATTACTCGACGACTATCACATCCGCCGCATCGGAGAATGCAGACCTCCCGGTTGCGAATATTGCGCATCCGCATCGCAAGCGGGTCTACAGGACCGGAACGTCTTCAGCGAGCGAAGCGATTGTGTTCGACCTGGGTTCGGCGATGTCTATACAGGCGGTGATTCTGCTCGACCATACGCTGACCGAGGAAGACGCCGACATAAAACTACAAGGGAACGCGACGGATACATGGAGCGATCCGGCGGTAAGCGAAACCCTGACCTACTCTGCAGGAACAATTAAGAAGGTATTATCATCGCCGCAGGAGTATCGGTACTGGAGGATCATTTTCACGAAGTCTGGCGCATCGGAATATAGGGACATCGGGAGGGTCTTTCTTGGGCCGGTGTCTACAATTGAGCAATCGTTCTCCTACGGGTCGCTGGAGATCGACTCTGTTGATCTGTCCGAAACCGAATATTCTCTCGCCGGGCAATCATACAGCATCATACGGGATTCCTACGATGAGATAAGCGGCGAGTTTTATTTCATTACCGACTCGCAGATGCAGCAGATTGAATCATTGTGCGCCTACGTCGGGACTCACACCCCGTTCTTCATCGCTATAGATTCTCAAAGCATATCGATGAAGTGGATGTATTACGGGAAGCTGTCCAAGCTTGGGAAGCGTAAGGTCGAGCATCTTAAGGGCGGCATTTATTGGTCCGTCCCGTTTAAGTTGCGAGAGGAATTATGACTGCGCTGTCTGATCGTCTTGAATATCCAAACATTCGTCCTGTGGCGTTGCTGGAGATTGTCGCGGGCGAATGGCTGAAATACTGGACGCTCGCGGAAGGGAAAACCCATACCTACTATGCATCTACCAATAGGCGCGTAGTGGGGGTAAACGAAAACGGAGCCCCGCTGAATTCGCTCCCGTCCATAGGTGCTGTCGAGTCTAACTCCGGGTCGTACCATTGGGATCAATCTAACGGCAGGGTGTATATACATCCGTCTGACTCATCTACGCCATACGGCAAGACGGTTCAGGCCAGAGTGCTATTCCTGTTTTCGACCGAATGCCGTGTTATCAACGGGATGTATTACGACGGCAGGATCATATCATTGCCGGATCTTACCGCACGCATTGAGGCGATGTTCGGGGAACCTGGGAAGGTCGGCGCAGGGAAGGTTGATCTTGCCGGCGGAGATGGGTATTTCGACGCGCTAAACGACATACAGTGGGATTCCGGCGAGGCGATCCTCAAACTCGGCATTGATGAGATCGTGCGTGACCTTCCATTGGGGCAGGGCGTGGATGGTGCGATAGCGGAGTCCGGCGGAGAACTTTATGCAGACACCGGCGGCGGGACACTCGCGGAAATACCGTCGGCGATGGCCCCTGTGCGCGTATATCGCCAGTGCGACTATTCTGATTACGAGACAGTGGCCGGAGTAAGGATCGTCGGTTGGTCCCACAGCGCATCTGTATTTTCCATTGAGTTGGAGGAAAAGAAAAGCGCACTGAAGCGCAAGATCCCCGTCGATGTTTGGACTCTCGACGCCTATCCGAACATGGATGAGTCACGAGCTGGAGATCCGATCCCAATAGTATACGGAACCGTGTATGACGTAAGCCCGACATGCATAGATAAGACCACCAACACATTCAAGGTAGCCAATCACCCGATAAAGGAATTTATCGCTGTACGCGTGAAAAAGAAAGCCACGGAAGACGCGGAGACTCCTACATGGGTAGGCGTGTCTTTCGCCACTAACGATGAGAGTACGGCCCAATTCACGCTGTCCGCCGATGATTGGGATGGGGACGCTGAAGTGGCCGTGGATTTCCGAGGCAGGACAAATCCTGACGGCTCCCTCATGGTGAATCCGGCGGACGTCGTGAAGGATGTTCTCGTGACATGGCTATGCGAACCCGAGTCTTCGATAGACGCGGAATCGTTCTCCGCTTCATGGTCGCACTATCACATCGGGATAGATTCGGACGGGAACGCTGTAACCAGAATGGCGATGTCGCTGTATCTCGGAGAAGAGGACGATGCGTCATCGATCATAGGAGACATATGCTCTGTAGCTGGAGCGTCGTTCCACCATGCGCTGGACGGTAAATATAGATTCGTCGCGTGGGTTCCCGTGCCTGGGGAGTCCTGCCTTTCATTCGTTGACAGCGAGATTCAAAAACTCGAAGTGGCAACGGACGCAACGGAAATATTTTCGAGTATAAGGGCCGGGTACCAATACAGAGAGCAACAGGATTATTCCCAGCGTGTTATGTATGACCGCCCGGAATCGCAATATCTGCAAGGCGCAAACACTGCGGTTGTCTCCGACTTGGGCGATCTGCCGCTAACAAGCCCGGATGATGCGATGTATGTTTGCCAACGCACGGCCAGGATGAGAGGGGAGCGGATCAGGAAATACCGCGCCCGCCTGTCGCATAGGGCGTGGAGGTTGAAACCTGGAGAATACATCCACGTCAGGTTCGATGAGGCCGGTATAGACGCGGTATTAGAGGTGCTGGAGGTGCGCCGGCGCCTTGCCGGTCCGCTGTGGGTAGATGTGGTATTGGGGGATCTACGAGGGATGAAGGACACTCCGGGATATTGGGTTGCCGATTCCATGACGTTCCCGATGCGGCTCGGCGGCGGGTCTTGCGAGGAGTGGAACCCGTCATGGACAGCGGCGCAGAAATCATGGGCGCGGCAGAATTGCGGGTATTGGCTCGACGACAATGGATTTGCGGATTCGACTGACCCGGACTCCTACATGGCCGGGGCGTGGATATAG